AAAAAAATTAATGCGAATTCAATTAACTAAATCTGAATTAATCTTTTGCAAACTTGTTGGGAAGATGCGTTACCAAACAACGAGCAGTGTATGCGAAGAACAAATTCAATCAGAACTTAATCCTGAGACTATCTGTGTAGATGGCGTGATTGGTGAATACTGCGTAGCGAAGCAATTAAATTTACACTTCAGTTTAAACACCGATTTGCGTGTTGAATGGGGTGCAGACTTAGTTACGCATGAAGGTAGAACTATCGATGTAAAAACAACTCGTTCAAGAAAGGGGGACTTAAATGCAACGTTAACTTCTGTTAACAAGAAGTTTGATATTTATGTGTTGTGCGTATTAGAGCCTGATGGTTGTGACATTGTTGGGTGGATTTATGGTAATCAGTTTTTAATACCTGAGAATATTGTGCAAGGTGTCAAGGGTGATTACTACAAAATAACTAAAGATAAACTAAGTACAAACTTTAAAAGGGAAGAGGATGAGTAAAGAGATTTACTGGGTAGTTGGGTTGTGGTTATTACTGGCCTTTATTTTAATGATTACTGGATAACTTATATGAAAACACTTGTAGATTACGAAGACATGGAGAACTTAGTAAAAGATTTGCGGGAACAGTTACGGGTCTTGCAGCAAGAAATAGACCGTTTAAACGCATTGCTAGAAATCCGGGCGCAGCAAGACAGGATTGATATTGACGGGAGGTGCTGATGGAAGATTTGGTAAACCACCCATCGCATTACAAAATTGGCGGTATAGAAACGATTGACTTCATAGAGGCAAAGGGTTTGAACTACCACCTAGGAAATGCGGTTAAATATATTTCTAGGGCTGACCACAAGGGTACTGCTATACAGGATTTAAAGAAGGCGGTTTGGTACATTCTTAGAGACATAGAAAACAGGGAACAATAATATGGGATGCGATGAGTGTGGCGAGAAGACAGAAATATTAGATACACGTACTTACAAAGAAGAGAACAATGATTTTATATTTACTCAACGAAGAAGAGCGTGTCTAGAATGCAAGAATCGATTCAGTACCATCGAAGTAACGATGGATGTATGGAAACAAATGTTTGATGAATGAACGTCAAAAATGGTTTTTGCTTCTACAAGACATTGGTTGCATAGTATGTTTAAACACCTTTGGTGTACGCAGCGAGCCAGATATTCATCACATTTTAAGGGGTAAAGGTAGGATAGATGATTTCCACACTCTTCCTCTTTGTCCATCGCATCATCGATTGGGGGAGAATAATCAGTTACTTGTTTCCCGACATCCTTGGAAAAAGGAATTCGAGAAACGTTACGGAACTGAGTGGGAACTCCTAGAGCAAGTACAGAAGTTAGCCCAAGAAATGCAAGACAGTAAAAAGATATTCTAGCGGTACTCTTTTCTTAACTGTTTAATATTCTCAGTTAGGCTAATCTCAATGTTATGCAGACTGTCTAACTGTTCTCTCTTTTCATCAGGAGATAAACCTTTAGCATCGTTAATATATTTACGAGCCTCACGCACTTGTTTCATATTCTTATCAATGGAATTGATGTAGCCACGCATATTGTAGAGGCTACCGTTTTCTTTCATATAATCCATGTAGGCATCAATATCGCCTGACTTCTCTAATAGATTGAGTGTACGAACCACGGTATTTACTTCCTGTTTTAAATCATAGTAGGCTGAGATTGTACCTGAGTCACCGGAGAAGAATCGTTTAATAACCGGCATCTGTTCTAAACGCATCGATGCTCTTACATCGTCACCCTGTGTTCTGTAAACGGCATCTAACATCTGTAGGGCATACGTACCCATCGTACCTGTGTAGCCACGAATTAGATTTTCAATTTTAATTGGCGATGAACCAAATGTTGCTCCAATGTCTTTAGCAAACTGGGATGTGCTCTGTGTGTATTGAAACTGAGGGGCTAAATCTTCCATGCCACGACCAACGATGTTTTCTCCAGTAAAGAAAGAATGGTTAGTTACGTTCTCAACAATTGGTATGAACGCCTGTGGTATTGGGTTGAACTGTAGAGTATTAGTCATGTTACGGAAGATAGACTCACGTAAGTCTTTACCGGTATCGTTACCAAACATGGCCTCAAGAACTCGCTCAGGGAGAACCTTAAAGACTACGCCTAGTTCAAACGGGATTGGAAACCTGAATGGCTTATCGTTAATGGATAGCGCTGGAATAATCCAGTAGTTATCACGCTCTTCTTTGGATAACTTCTTGTACTCATCGCTATCAGTCATCATGAACCAGTACGCCATCGATAGACCCATCATTATCAATGCTCTATTGGCGAATGCTTTCTTCTGAACGTCTGCATTCTCGGTAGCCATCTTGCCCCAACCGGAACGGTACAAGACATCTAAACCTTGCACACGGGCGTTAAAGAAAGGCACGACTGCTGATACGATTTGAATAATAGCGGAGTTACCCTTACGTGAGAAGTTAAGAACTTCCATCGCTTGATAGAATGCTTCTGCCTCGTTACCGTTAGGAAACTCAGGCGACTTAGTTCTTTCAAGAGTACGCTTATAAATTTCTGCACGAGTAGCCATGTCAGATGCGTGAGAACCTTGTTCCAACATATCCCAAAATGTAGTAAGCGATTCTAACTTAGTCTTCTGACCAGCCATCTTACGTAACTCTTTAGCCACACCTTTAGACGTACCTTTTACATCACCGGAGAAATCATAGCCGGTTAAACCAGCCATAGCCAAAGCCTGTGCTTCTGGGGATGAGTTGGTTAACGTCTTGCTAAACTGTTTAAACGTATCTATCACAGGCCTCATGTCAGTTCCGCTGGTAATCCAAGCCTGTAGCGAATCACGACCTAAGTTGGCAATCATAAAGCCGGGGTCTTTTGTTACAAAGTTACGTAATAAGTTTGCCGGAGCGGCTAACCAAGATAGCCATTGCATCTGTGGAGTGTTTAAACCCTTTAATGCTTCGTACAGCAGGGGGTCTGCAACACGGAAATATTTGTTCTTGCCATCTTGTTTGATAGTAACAATTTCTCTTGCGCTATCGTTAGTTCCTAGAGGCACTTCTTGGGCTAATCCCATTTCTAACGTATCACGAATGATACGATTTCCCGCCTCGTTTTTCATACTGGCTTCGATAGCCGCACGTGCGTTACGAACCACAGTCTCTAAGAAATCGGTGATAGGTGCACCCACCTGTTCAACAGTTCCGTTGGCTTCATCAGCCTTCTTCTGAGCAATGATTGGGTCTAGATACTTACCAATTTCTTGACCATTGGCATCCAATACTGAGTAGTACCCAGCGCCTTTTAATTCTTTAGGTTTAGCAACTGAAGTAAAGGAAGAAAACACTTTAGGACCAGCCGTGGTCTCGCCATCCATTTGACGATAAAAAGGAATGTAATCCCAGTTTTGAGTCCAGATTCTACCTTCTTCTTTAGTGATAACACCACGGTCTACCATCAGGTCAACCAGTCCTTTGTTGTATGTCTGGTACTCATTGAATACCTGTTTAAACTCAGGGAACTGTTTCTCTAATTTATCGCCATAAGCAATGTCTTCCTTCGTAAAGGTACGCTCTCTACCTTCAGCGTCTAGTCGTTTACCTCTACGAGTTGCACCGTAGTACTGAAATAATTGGAAAATGTATGGGTCGTTGTAAGCCATCAACGGCTCAAGAATAGGAATCAAGCCTTTTGTATCTGGGTCAACTGTAAAGAATCCGTCCCGGTACACTGGGATACCCTGTTTAAACGATGCTGCTGCAACACCAGCGGCCCTGTCAGACTGTAACGCTGCGGCAATAGCAGATGTGTTTGCTAGTAATCGGTCAGAGCCGTGTTCTCTAGCAACCTGTCTAGATAGAAGTTCAATGGCTTCGTATTTATTAACAAATGCTTGGCGATATTTTGCAAAACTGGTAGGGGAAATAGCATCTACTAAACGCTCAACAAAGCCTTTCTCTTCACGTACTCTAGTTGTAGCATTAACACGAGAGTTAATGTCAGGGTCAACCTCATCCATGATGTTACGTATTTGATAACGTATATCTTTAGATGCAGTCGGCTTTTGATTAAATGCTGATTTAACTTGGTTAGGTTCAAATACAACTGCTTCACGAATTGAGCCATCCTCATTGTTATAAAATATTGCATCGTAACCTAACT